ACTCGGTGGGCCGAAGAAGTAGTCGATGAGGTCGCTGAGTTCCCCGCCGGGTCGCACGACGACTACGTAGATAGCGTATCTATGGCCATGCACCGGTTCCGTAAAGGTGGTTATGTCACTACCAATCTCGACGAGCCCGACGAACCGGTGTATTTCAAGTCAAACCGCAACAGGGGGTACTACTGATGTCTGAGGTCAAGGCGCTTTTCCCGATTGGTAAGACTCAGTGGCGCAAGTGGAACGACGACCAGCGCACTGCGTTTAATGAGGCCCGTCAGGCCGGTGTGCCGTTCGCTGATGCCGTTGAGCAGGCAGACCGGTCTAAAGAGTCCAAAAAGGGTCTTTTCGACATTCTCGAAGACGCAGTCGAGGCGGTGGCTGAAGTCGTTGAGGTCGCTACCCCCGTGCTTGCCGTCGCTAAGACCGTGAAGCGCGCTACCCGCGCCAAGAGGAACAAGTAAATGGCCGTCGATAAAGCCCTTAACCGAGCCCCGCTGGGTCTCGACGCCTCGCTGGCTGGCGGTGTTCAGCCCGGTGTGAACATGCCTGAGCCCGACTTTGAGATCGAGATCGAGCTCGATGACGAAGAGGACGCGGAAGAGTCCGACATCGAGAGAGATGAGGACGAGGAGTTCAACGAGAACCTCGCTGATACGCTCGATGAGGGCGTGCTGACCGAGCTGGTTGGCGATCTCGTGAGCGACTACGAGGAGGACATCAGTAGCCGTAAGGACTGGGTGCAGACCTACGTCGATGGCCTTGAGCTCTTGGGTATGAAGGTAGAGGACCGCACCGAGCCGTGGCCGGGTGCTTGCGGGGTGTACCACCCCCTCCTCGCTGAAGCTCTGGTCAAGTTCCAAGCTGAGACCATCACGGAGACATTCCCCGCTGCGGGGCCGGTGAAGACCCAGATCATCGGTAAGGAGACGCCTGCCAAGCGCGAGGCGGCTGTCCGCGTGCAGGACGATATGAATTACCAGCTCACTGAGCGCATGGTGGAGTACCGCCCCGAGCACGAGCGGATGCTGTGGGGTCTGGGCCTGTCAGGCAATGCGTTTAAGAAGGTGTATTTCGACCCCAGCATGGACCGTCAGGTGTCGATGTACGTGCCCGCCGAGGACGTCGTCGTGCCTTACGGTGCATCTAACCTTGAGTCGGCTGAGCGCGTCACCCACGTGCTGCGCAAGACCAAGAATGAGCTGAAGAAACTCCAGCGTGATGGCTTCTACCGGGATGTTGACCTGCCCGAGCCTACCAACACCATGGATGAGGTCGAGAAGAAGATCGCGGAGAAGATGGGCTTCCGCGCCGAGACGGACGACCGGTACAAGCTGCTGGAGATGCAGGTTGACCTCGTGATTGAGGACGACAAGTTCCGTGACGAGGACGACGGCGACATTGCCCTTCCCTATATCGTGACCATCGACAAGGAGAACGAGGAGGTCCTCGCTATCCGTCGTAACTGGGATCCGGAGGACAAGAAGAAGGCGAAGCGCAACCACTTCGTACACTACTCGTACGTGCCGGGGTTTGGCTTCTATGCCTTCGGTCTCATCCACCTCGTGGGTGCCTTCGCCAAGTCGGGCACCTCGCTGCTGCGTCAGCTCGTCGATGCGGGCACGCTGAGCAACCTGCCGGGTGGCTTCAAGACCAAGGGTCTGCGGGTCAAGGGTGACGACACCCCCATCGCCCCTGCTGAGTGGCGTGACGTGGATGTGGCCTCCGGGTCCATGCGCGACAACATCATGCCCCTGCCGTACAAGGAGCCTTCGGCAACCCTGTTCCAGCTTCTCCAGACCATCGTCGAGGAGGGGCGCAAGTTCGCAGGCGCGGCTGACCTGCAGGTGTCCGACATGTCGGCGCAGGCCCCTGTGGGTACGACCCTAGCTATCCTCGAACGCACGCTGAAGCTCATGTCAGCTGTGCAGGCACGCATCCATTATGCGATGCGGCAGGAGTTCAAGCTCCTGAAGGCCATCATCCGCGACTACACCCCCGATACCTACAGCTACGAGCCCGAGGAAGGTGGTCGCAAGGCCAAGAAGTCGGACTACGACAGCGTCGATATCATGCCGGTGTCGGACCCGAATGCTGCCACAATGGCACAAAAGATCGTCCAGTATCAGGCGGTCATTCAGCTGGCTCAGGGTGCGCCGCAGATTTACGACCTGCCGTACCTGCACAGGCAGATGTTGGAGGTGCTCGGCATCAAGAACGCGCAGAAGCTCGTCCCGCTCAAGGATGGTGACGACATGAAGCCGCGTGATCCGGTGTCGGAGAACATGGACATCATCAACGGTAAGCCGGTCAAGGCGTTCATCTACCAAGACCACGAGGCTCACATCGCGGTCCATACGGCGATGATGCAAGACCCCAAGATGCAGCAGATGCTAGGGCAGAACCCGAACGCCATGGCGATGCAAGGCGCTATGGCGGCTCATGTGAACGAGCACCTCGCCTTCAGCTACCGCAAGCAGGTCGAAGAGCAGGCTGGTGTACCGATGCCGCCGCCTGATGCTGATATGAACGAAGACACCGAGCTGGCCGTATCGCGCCTCGCTGCGCAGGCTGCTCAGCAGCTTGCTCAGAAGAACCAAGCTCAGGTCCAGCAACAACAGAACCAGCAGATGGCTCAGGACCCGATCATCCAGATGCAGATGCAGGAGCTGGAGATCAAGAAGAAGGAAGTCGAGATCAAAGAGAAGAAGATGCAGATCGAGGCTGCCGAGAAGAACGACCGCATCGAGCTCGAACAGCAGCGGATCGCGGCGCAGAAGGAGATCGCAGGGCTTCAGGTCGGTGCCAAGGTCGCCACCGACAAGGCCAATCTCTCGGCCAAACAAGAACTCGAAGGGCTTCGCGTCGGCGTACAGGTCGCCAGAGAAGCCATGACGATGATGAATCCACCCACGGAACCCCCTGTTCCTACAAGCAAGCCCAAGGAGAGTAAATGAGTACAGAACTGCTGAAGTACCTGTCCGGTAAGGTCCAAGAGGAGATTACCGTCATTAGTGACGACCTCGCTCGTGGCACCGCCAAGGACCATGGAGAGTACAAGTACGCCTGCGGCATCATCCGTGGGCTTATGATCGCTAACGCCCTGTTCGTAGACGTGGCGCAGAGGATGGAGAATGACGATGACTGATGCAGAGGACAAGACTCTGCCGAAGATTCCCGAGTTCCTGATTGCAGATAAGCACGGTAACACCTCCGTGCTGCCAGACTCGGATGATCGCAAGGCCAAGCAGCTCCCAGACCCTACCGGCTACCGCATCCTGTGTGCGGTCCCTGACGTGGAAGAACAGACCGAGGGCGGCATCTTCAAGGCCGACATCACCAAACAGTACGAGGAGCTCACCACTCCGGTCCTGTTCGTGCTCAAGGTCGGTCCTGACGCCTACAAGGACGAGAAGCGGTTCCCGAGCGGTCCGTGGTGCAAGGAGGGCGACTTCATCGTCACCCGCCCGATGGCTGGTAGCCGCATCAAGATTCACGGTCGTGAGTTCCGCATGATTAACGACGACGCCGTTGAAGGTGTGGTCGAAGACCCGCGTGGCATCACGCGCGCCTAACGGGCGTAACCCGTACAAAGGAGAATAGATATGGCTACGCAGCCTGATGATGATTTCTCGTTCGAGATCGAGGACGAGATTACCCCTGTTCCTAATGGCAATAAGCCTGAAATCGAGATCGAAGACGACACCCCTGAGGCCGACCGTGGGCGCGAGCCTATGCCTAAGGAAGTTGTCGAAGAGCTGGAGAATGACGAGCTCGAAGAATACTCCGAGAAGGTCAAGACCCGCCTTAAGCAGATGAAGAAGGTCTGGCATGATGAGCGCCGTGAGAAAGAGCGTCTCATGCGTGAGCAGACTGAGGCACTTAGCGCCGCTCAGCGTCTACTGGAAGAGAACCGCCTGCTCAAGAATAACCTGTCGCAGGGTGAGCAGCATCTCCTCAATAGCTACAAGCAGAACACCGAGTATGAGCTCGAAATGGCTAAGCGCGCGTACCGCGAGGCCTACGAGTCCGGTGACTCTGATAAGCTTATTGACGCCCAAGAGCAGCTGAATGCGGCGTCTTATAAGGCGCAGCAGCTCAATTCTTACCGTCCTACTTTACAGGCCCCCGAACCTGCGGTAGAACAGTACGTACAGCCGACTCAGGCTCCGAGTCCTGACCAGAAGACTATTGCGTGGCAAGAGCGCAATACGTGGTACGGTACAGACCCGGAGATGACCGCATCGGCTCTTGGGCTCCACCAGAAGCTCATCAACGAACGTGGTCCGCAGTATGCGGGCACCGACGACTACTGGACGAACATCGACAAAACGATGCGTCGTCGTTTCCCCGACTACTTCGGGGAAGAAGCGGCCCCCGCGCGCGAAACCAAGCCCGCCGCACCCGTTGTCGCTCCCGCTTCTCGTAGCCGGTCCCCCAAGAAGATCGTGCTCAAGCAGTCTCAGCTTGCCATTGCGAAAAAGCTGGGTCTCACTCCCGAGCAGTACGCTCGTGAACTTATGAAGATGGAGAACTAAGATGACGGAACGTGGACTTCTTGAGGAGTTTGAAGAGGCGGTGACCTCGACTCGTGCTCCTCGCAAAACGCGCGAACAGGTGGAACGTCCCAAGGTCTGGCAACCTGCCTCGATGTTGCCAGAGCCGGATAAGCAGCCCGGATACGTGTACCGTTGGGTGCGCGTCTCCACTCTCGGTCAGAACGACGCCCGGAATATCTCGTCCAAGACGAGGGAAGGCTGGGAGCCGGTCCGTATCGAGGAGCAGCCCAAGTTCCGCATGATGATCGATCCCGATAGCCGTTTCAAAGACAACATCGAGGTCGCAGGACTGGTGTTGTGCAAGGCCCCGAAGGAACTGATGGATCAGCGCAAGGAATACTTCGCTGGTAAGAATCAGGCCCAGATGGACTCCGTGGACAACAACTTCATGCGTGAGAGCGACTCTCGTATGCCCCTTTTCCGTGAAAAGCGGTCTTCGACGTCGTTTGGTTCAGGCAGATAAGCTAGGAGCTTACCTATGTCGTATCCTTCTGTTGACAGCCCCTACGGGCTGATTCCGATCAATCTGATCGGTGGGCAGGTCTTTGCTGGTTCCACACGCCTTATCCCGATTGCTACCAACTCCTCGACCGCCATTTACTATGGTGACATCGTGAAGCTGGAAAACACGGGTACTCTGGGTAAGGATACCGGTACGAGCGCTGCTACTCCGGTCGGCGTTTTCCTTGGTTGCACCTACACCGACCCGGTGTACGGTAAGACCTTCCGTCAGTTCTACCCCGGCACCACGAACATTGCGGATATTCAGGCCTACGTGCTTGATGACCCGGATGCGCTGTTCAAGGTTGCCGTCGTTTCGAGCGGTACCACGATTAGTGCTGTTGCCCGCACTGCAGTTGGTAACAACGCGGTGCTGGTTCAGAACTCGGGTAGCACCATCACTGGTAACTCGAAGGTGGCCATCAGTGCTACCACCGCTACCACTTCGACGTGGCCGGTGCGTATCATTGACACGGTGCCTGAAACCTCTCCGGCTGGTAGCCCCGGTTCCTATACTGAGGTTATCGTCAAGTGGAATCAGGGTATGCACCAGTACCTCAACCCGACTGGCGTCTAAGGAGACTGAGACATGGCAATTTCACGCGCACAGCTTCTTAAGGAGCTCCTGCCCGGTCTGAACGCTCTGTTCGGTCTGGAATACGCCCGCTACGGCGAAGAGCACAAGGAAATCTTCGAGACGGAGACTTCCGAGCGTTCGTTCGAAGAAGAAACCAAGCTGTCGGGCTTCTCGGCTGCTCCGGTTAAGAACGAAGGCAGCGCTATCGCCTACGACAACGGTCAGGAAGTCTACACGGCTCGCTACAACCATGAGACGATTGCCCTCGGGTTCTCGCTCACGGAAGAAGCCATCGAAGACAACCTCTACGACTCGCTGTCGTCGCGGTACACGAAGGCTCTGGCTCGCGCCATGGCGTACACCAAGCAGACCAAGGCTGCTGCTATCCTGAACAACGGCTTCGACACCGACTACCCCGGTGGCGACGGTCAGCCGCTGTTCTCGGCTTCGCATCCGCTTGTCTCTGGTGGCACCAACTCGAACATCCCGAGCACTGCTGCCGACCTGAACGAAACGTCGCTTGAAGCGGCGGTCATTCAGATCGCGGCGTGGACGGATGAGCGTGGTCTGCTCATCGCTGCGAAGCCGAAGAAGCTGGTCATCCCGCCGAGCCTGATGTTCGTTGCCACCCGCCTGCTTGAGACCGAACTTCGCGTCTCGACTGCGGACAATGACATCAACGCCCTGAAGTCGAACGGGTCGATCCCCGAAGGCTACGCCGTCAACCACTTCCTGACCGACACGGACGCGTGGTTCCTCACCACCGATGTTCCGAACGGCCTGAAGCATTTTGTTCGCACTCCCATGTCGAACTCGATGGACGGTGACTTCGATACCGGCAACGTTCGCTACAAGGCTCGTGAACGTTACTCGTTCGGCTGGTCTGACCCGCTGGGTATGTACGGTTCCGAAGGCGCTGCCTAAGGAAACAGGGGGGAGGGGGAGGCTTCGGTCTCCCCCTTTTCTTATGCCCGCAGAGGTGGTACACATACGCAACTAGGAATCTAACCCGCACCGACTGACCTAGCAGACGTAGCAGAGACGGTGTGGGGATGTGCTGCTACACGGAGATAAGTAATGGCTAATACGACTTTCAGCGGTCCCGTACGCTCGCAGAACGGCTTCCAGATCGTCACGATCAACCAGACCACTGGTGCGGTCACCACTGGTGCTACCCTCACCAAGCTGCTTACGGCTTCGGCAACACTGGATTTCCCATCCATCGCCGCTGCGGATCAGGCAAGCCTGACTATTACGGTCACTGGCGCAGTTGTTGGTGACGAAGTCGCCATGGCTCTCCCCGCTTCCCCCACTGCGGGTATCGTCTTTAACGCGTTCGTCTCGGCAGCTAACACGGTCACGATCCGCGCCACCAACGTCACGGCAGCGGCGGTTGACCCTGCCAGCGCGAGCTACAGCGTGATTGTGTTTGGCGCGTCCTAATAGCTCGATAGGAGGGCCTTCCTATGGGCATGCAATACGACGTCAAATCCAAACACCGGTCCACTTCGGGTGTTATCTATGGTTCCCGTACCCGCCTGAAAGGGGCTATCCTCTCCGCTAACGCAGCTGCGGCAGCGAGGAACGTTCTTTTTATGGATAACGACCCGAAAGCGGGTACGTATAATATCGTCTCCACCACGATGACGGTTACGGTAGCAAATACCTTGGTTGCGGGTGACACGGTGTGGATGGATTTTACCAGCGGTAGCGGTGTAGACGGTGAATACACCGTTCTTACGGCTAATGCCACTTCCTTCACGGTTACTACGGCGGCATCCGGTTCGGGCAACGTGAATGTCTACATGACCGTCTTACTGGAAGCTGATAGCTATAACGCTGTGGCGTATTCTATTCTTATTCCGGGTGAAGGCATCCTTGCCGACAACGGGATTTATGTAGGGTTGCCTGCTAACATAACTGTTACAGCTTTCTATGGGTGATATATGCAAGCGCAGCGTAGCTACGATCTAGCCGGGAAGAGCATCTTCATTGCTCTCCCGGCCTATGACTTCAAGGTCTCCTTGAAGCTGGCGATTTCCCTTGCCCGGTTTGCGCAGTCCGCACCACAGCATGGTATCGACATTCAGATCGGCTCTATCTGCGGGTGCTCGGTGGTCAGCCGCGCCCGCAACCTGCTTGCTCAGGACTTGCTGGACTCTCCCTGCGACTACCTGCTGTTTATCGACAGCGACATCAACTTTGAACCTGAGGATATCCTCAAGCTCATGGCTTGGGGCTCGGACCCCAAGCGGGGTATCGTCGCTGCGGTCCCTCGCACGCGTAGCGAGACCAAGACCTATATCGCCAATCTCGAATACGACGGTAATGGCGACCTCACGATGAATGGTATGGGGCTTGTCCGCGCTGAGCGCGTAGCCACTGCGTTCATGCTCGTGCGCCGCGAGGTCTTCGAGAAGATGGTCGAAGCCCACCCTGAGTGGAAGTACTACGACAAACGTAGTGAGCGTATGATCCCCTGCCTCTTCGACTTCCTGCTCACCGAGGAAGGCTACATCGGTGAGGATTACCTTTTCTGCGACCGCACCCGCGAGCTTGGCTTCGAAGTGTGGGTCGACCCATCAATCACGCTCGGTCACATGGGCGTGCAAGAGTATGTCGGCAACTTCGGTAAGGATATCCTCTACCCGATGATTGCTCCTGCTGCGAAGGAGGTTGCGTAATGGCTTTTCGTGGTGCTGACCAGTTCAAGACTGACCCTCTTGGTACAATCGCTGCGGGTGCTCCGAGCGGCGCTCCTAGTGGCGGTGGTGGTTTCGGCGGTGTTTCTGTAGGCGGTATCAGCCCCGCGAGGATGCCTTCCCCTACTGGAGGAGGTGGCTCTCCTGCCCCCGGTCCTAGCGCTCCGGGTGGCGTAGGGGCTAAGTTTACCTTGCCGCTCGGGGGCGGCGCAGGTTCCGGCTCCTCCGGTTTTGGCGGCTCCGGCGGTTACAACCCGAGATCCCCCGGAGCCAAGATAGCCAAGAAGGCCAAGGGCGGTAAGGTCAAGAAGATGGCCAAGGGCGGCTCGGTCTCCTCTGCCTCCAAGCGCGGCGACGGCTGCGCCACCAAGGGTAAGACCAAGGGGAGGTTCGTGTAATGGCTGAAAAGAAAGAGTATCCTCGGAAAACGCCATTGGCACCAGTAGACGATGCAACCTCAGCGCCGTCAAAGACAG